CTATTGGAGTTCCTTCAGATACAGCATCCACATATAAAGTCATGTTGCCATCTCTATCACAGGTAGTAAACAAGAGATGCCACATACTGTCCCGGAGGTCTGTTGTGCCTGTAACTGATTTCAGGGTTACGTTATCATCAATATTTGTGGTTGCTACACCGCTACCGCCATCATTCAGACTTCGGATTGCAAACCATGTGCCGGGATTAACACTGTCCCCCTTGAAAATTATTGACTCTATGGTATCCCCAGTCGAAGTTCTCTTTGCCCAGACACCATAACTGAAATCTGTGGTTGCTCCAAAGTCAAGACTATTGTGGTCGGGTACGGTAATTCTACCAGTTCCCGCCATAGTCCTGCCCTGACTTCCCCAAGTAGCATTAGTAACAGTGCAGGCATGGCGGAAATCATCGGCAGAACTGAATACTCCACCTCTCAATTCGTTATGCCAGAGTGGGAGAAACAACTTACAATTACCAGGTATCGGGTTAAATTGTTGCGGAGACTTCGCTAATACCTTTAGCATTACATTCCTCCGTATGGTTTCGGTTCGTTCCAATCCCGTTCAGGATGGTTAAGTGCTCTTGGCTTCCATTCTCCTTCCCGTAGTTTCTCGGCGAAGAAAAAGATACGGTCTCTCCAGGGAGGGGAGTGTTCCATTTTACTAATCACTACCCGTGCCACAGCCATTACCACCTGTTTTATTCTCTTGTGTGCCTCAAACTCCACATACTCGTTGAGGATTTCTACCAGCCTTTTGCTGTTCGGGTGAAGCACGTTATCAACTGTCGGTTCTGGGTATCGGTTGCCGAGAATTGTAATCGCCTTAAAAAGTGGCGCATTGACCTTATCGATGTAATACTGTCGCCTATAGTTGTTGATTTCGTGCTTCAGGATAGTCGCCATCTTACAACTGCTCACCTGTCAGTGTAATGTTTATCGGGTCGGTGGCCGTCTGGGTATAGACCGTGTTGGTAACCAGGACTCCGTAAATATACTGGTCGCCTTTACCGCATTTTACCAGCTTGGGCAATCTGCCCGCTGTCGTGGGAGTAGCTTCCGAAGTAGTCGCCACTGTCGCCCCTCCCGCTATACTAAAGGGAAAAGTAATTTTGCCCAGGAACTTTGCCCTGTCTCCCTTCACCGGATTGGTGTTGGCAGCATTATCCCTCAGTTCCCCGGTCGGTATGGCATTGAAAAGCAGGAGGTCATACTGCACTGTCTGGTTTTCCGTGTCATTAACGAGAAGGGCCTGATGGATACGGAACCATCCCCCAGGCCTATTAGCGACAAGGAACCTCCATGTAATTGCCAGAGTAGTGCAGCAGTCGTCTGCCCCAACAACATCTCCGGCGGCATAAGCGCCCAGAGAGGCGTCAATCACCTGGGCTACCCTGACCGGCAGAAGGTCGTTCATTACTTTGGCGTGAGTATCTGCCAGCCCCTGTGCTGGTATAAGCTGGTCCAATGATTTATTCCCCGAACCTGTCCCCATTTTAGATTACCTCCATCTGTTTTATTTATTCAGGCGGATGCCGCACCGTAAAGAACGGCGGCTTCCCGTCCGGCGGTGTTACTAAATACTCGAATTTACAGTTAGGGCACTTCGTCTTTGTCGCCAGGGGAATAGCCGATGGAGTATCAGCGCCGGCTACCCCGCAGCTAACGACCGCTATTGTCGAACCGTCAGCCGTTACCTGGAACGGCAGAGCCTCTTTAAGAGCAGCGACCTTCATAATCTTGAACTTGCTAATCGGTATCTGGTTCATCTTATTTCCTCCTCGTTAAGTCTTACGGCTTTGACCGGATAGTTCGCAAAATTAAAAACAGACATCTTCTTTTCCATTTGGGCATTACAAACAGGACACAGAATTACCAGCCGACCTTCTTTCTCCTCATTCTCTATGTGGTGTAGAAACTTCTCCTCAATGCGACCACATCTTTCACACTTGAACTCGTATATGGGCATGTTAGTAACTCCACATGACCATTTCCCTTTCTCTGCCCACCACATCCGGCTCGAACTCACTCAAGATGTAGCTTTCTCCAAACATAAGGTGGAAGGCCGACTCATTATGCAACCTGTCCGTCAGGTTATCTTCCCTGTCCACCTCATAAGAAAACGACATCTTCTCATCAATATACTCATTCAAATCGCTGAACACGTAAATCTTATTCTGGGCATGAAGGGAATTAACCCGCCTAATCCGTTCCCACTTATCATTGCTTACCTTCGGCTCTGCTACAGACCAACCCGCTAATACATATCCATCCCGTGCCTCCTGCTCCTGATGATTGCCACCTGTAGCCCTTCTTATCTCCTCCCCCCTGCTCAGTTCCCTGAAGTTAATAGCGTGTTCCACCACACTGGCCTTCTTCAGATAAGTCCGGTACAAATACAGGAACCCCGTCGGAGGCTCCTGCGCATACCACACCGCCGCCGTGTTCACCCGCCCAAAGTCCATGCCGAAATACCTCGGCCACTCCGCCGGTATGGCGAACCTCGGCACGATACACATGTCATTCCGAAAGGCGTCATAGACCAGCCCCTCCATCGAGGACAATACCTCGCCCGCCAACTCCTGCCTTCCCAGCTTCGTCCCCCCGTACTTCGTCATTATGTAACTCAAAAAGTCCGGCGCCAAGTTGGCCTTGTTCTCTATGGTATGCCCCCTCGTCACCACCGCCCTCTTATCCGCTATAATATCCTTTATCACCTGTATCGGCCTCGGCGTGGTCGCCACAACTACCTGCGGCTTGCTCCCTATCCTCACTGTCAGCATGAGATTATTCCAGGTTTCATTCGGCTGAGAGAATTTCGCCAACTCATCCACCGCCGCCTTCGCTAAGTTCGCCCCCCTCAACTGGTCCGGCTCATCCCCACTATAAATTATCGCCTGCACCCCATTAGGCCATGTCAACCGCCTCTTTGAAGGCTCATACTCCGGCATGAACCACGGCGGACTTATCTTCAGTATCGAACTGTCCCCTACCTCTACCAACGTGTCCCTCACATCACCTTTCGTCTGCCCCACTAACCCGATAGGCGTATGCCCCTCCTCCGCCCACTTCCTCACCAACTCGGTCAATGCCCTCGACTTCCCAAACCCTCTGCCACTTAACAACAACCAGATAAACCAGTCACCCAAAGGCGGTACCTGCTTCTCCCTCGCCCATACCTCCCACGTGTAATACAATACCGCCTTCTCTTTGACAGTCAGCTTCCCCAGTAACGCCTCCCTCTCATCAGGAGGTAACGCTACTATCGCCTCCGCCGTTAATCCCTTTATCCTATCACCTACCTTGACTGCCATCCCCTTTTTCCCCTACTGCTACTTTAGCGCTCCTTGACCAGCATGAACCAGGTATAACCATCCTCAACTTTGTAACCTTTAATTACCCAACCTTTGGCAATTAGGTCTTTTAGAACTATACAACTATCCTCGTCATTATTAAACTGGAAATCATATTTAGCTAGCGGATATTTTATTAACTTGCTTGTAAACATTACATTACTCCTTTCTTGATGTAAGTCTCGCTTGTGTCCATCTCCTTTCCTCCTTTTTTATTTCCTGTAGTTTGTCCGTGCTACCTCTCATAATTCCCACCCCTCTCGAAAAGGGGGCGTACCCTTCAAAACATGGGCCTTCTACCTGAAGCCTGCCACGGTGTACCCTGTCCATATCCATGCCAGTCAGTGGTTCCGACTAATGCCTCTTATGTAAACTGCCTTGCTTACTGTCAGAGAATGTGCCAATCAAATACTCTATTGGCAAGTCAGACTCCCCTGCCTTTACCCTGCGCCGGTACTCCCCGGCCAGCTCGTCAAGTTCCTTCAGTATCTCTGCTATCATCTCCACGCTGTAACAGTTCTCCTGGTGCGTCTAGTTCATAGGTCTGTGTCCTCTCGGCCAGCCTGGTCAATGCCTCCTCCATCTTGCCGGATGCGTCAATGAGAGCCTTGTCAATGTTGATGTTGATGTTGGTACTGGGCCCAGTGCGGTCTTTGCGTCCCCAGCGGTCAGGATGGCGGCGCTCTAAGAAGGTCATACCGGCTATCCAGTTGCGGTCAACCTCTGCTGAATCACGCACGACAGCAACAAGTTTAGCCTCAGCGTCAGCCTCAGCTTTTTTGATAGACTGTGCTAACCTTAAATAAATGCTTTGGTCTGGGGTTAATCCACACTGCTCGTCATTTTCCGCAAGTTTAAGCCACTGATAGAAGATAGGTTCGCTAATACCGGCCATG